TTGTTCTTCTTTCACCACGAAATGGGTTAAACCGAACCGGTTCTAACTCGATCCCGACTGAATCGGTTTCATATGAATGAGTTCGGTTCGGATCGGTTCGATCTGGGATTAGGTGGTGTGATTAAAGGCCACATGAAGCCTAGAATCCACTCACCGATACCAAATTTGCCAACAAAAGGTTGGGATTTGATTAAATTCAGCTCATCGGTGGGTTTAGAGCTCATGCCTTGGCAGAAATGGCTTGCAATTCAGGCGCACAGGGTTAAGCCAGATGGTCGATTCCATTACCCAACTGTATGCGCTGTCGTAGCTCGTCAAAATGGTAAAAGCACGCTCATGATCTCCCGAATCTTGATGGGTCTCTTTGAATGGAAGGATGAGCTTCAAATTGGTTCGGCTCACCGCTTGACCACATCGCTCGAAACCTTCCGGCACATTGTTAATATCATCGAAAGTAACGAATCGTTATCTGCGCAAGTCAAGAAGATTCGATGGGCTCATGGATCAGAAGAAATCGAGACCAAGCATGGCACGCGCTACATGGTCAAGGCCGCTAATAGCGCGGCTCGAGGAATTTCAAAGCCATCGACTGTATTCATGGATGAATTACGCGAGCACAAAGACCTTGATGCGTGGTCTTCCATGAAATATACGATGATGGCCGCCAAGAATCCACAAGTCTGGACTTTATCCAATGCCGGAGATCAACATTCTGTGATTCTTAATCAGCTTCGAGAGCGTGGCCTTGCCGCGGCCGCCGGTGCGAAAGACGACATCGGATACTTTGAATGGTCAGCACCAACCGATGAAATTGAGGATGTGGAAGGGTGGCGACACGCTAATCCTTCGCTTGGCCGGACAATTCACATCGACAATATCAAGAGCGCGACCAACGATGCGCCGGATGTCTTCCGCACCGAAGTTCTTTGCCGATGGGTCGATTCAATCAATCCAGCAATCCCATCACTTGAATGGGCGGCGTGCGAAGATACTAAACAGAAGCTTGATACCGAGCGCACGACTTGGCTTGGCGTGGATGTCTCGCCGGATCGTAGGCACGCGGCTTTGGTCGGTGCTCAAAGAATTGATGGCGAGAAGTTTGTGGTGCAATTGCTTCACACTTGGACAAACCCAATCAGCTTGGATGAGAAGACCATTGCCAATGAGATTGCGCCATATGCTCGCAAATATCCAACCGAAGCACTTGGCTATTCAAAGCGCACATCTTTGGCCATTGCCATGAGACTTGCACCGGCAGGCGTGCCGATTGTGGATATTGATGGATCAGAATATGCCATGAGCTGTGATCAGCTTCTTTCGGCTGTGGTATCTGGTCGTCTTGTGCATTCGGGTCAAGAAGTTTTGACCAAACAAATTCTTTCAGCTTCAAGATTGCCATATGGCGATGGCGCATGGATCATTGGAAGACGATAATCAAAGAGCGCGGTCTGCGCGACTGTGGCCACAGCACTCGTCACTCACTTTGCGACACGCCCAGAGACCGACATTGATATTTTGGTGGGTTAATATCACAAACTTGTAACAATTCGGGCATGAAATTGCGCGATCTAATTGTGGGAGCACCACAGGCAGAAGTCTTGCCTGAGGTTAAGGCCGCGGCATATATGCCAATCAATTCGTATGATGCATTTGGAGCTTACTTCTCGACAGCTTCAACAGCTACACGCGAAGAGGCCATGCAAATTCCAAGTATCGCACGCGCTCGCAACATTATTTCATCCAGCATTGCAAGCTTTGAAATTAATGTATGGGATAAAGCAACCGGCACAAAGATTGATCCACCGCGCGTAATCAATCAGCCAGATCAGCGTGTGACCGGAGCTTCTGTATATGCATGGACTGTCGAAGACTTATTATTTTATGGATATGCATATTGGAGAATCACAGATCGATATGCAGAAGATGGTCGTGTGCGTGCGGCTGAAAGAATTGCACCGCCACGCGTAACAGTTCGCACAAATGCAAACTCAACAGAAATTGAAGGCTATTACATCGATTCAATGTATGTGCCATTTAGCGATCTTGTCGTATTTAGCGGAATGGATGAAGGCTTACTCAATCGCGCTGGTCAAACATTAAAAGCTGGTTATTGGTTAGAGCGCGCGGCATTAACTTTCGCAAAAGAGCCAGCACCGCAAATGATTATGAAATCAAATGGCACTTCTTTGCCGGCTGATCGTATTCGCACATTGATGGAAGCATGGCGCAAGTCTCGTCAAGAGCGTGCGACAGCGTTCTTGAATGCAGATGTAATCTTGGAGAAACTTGGCTTTGATCCAAAAGAAATGCAACTAAATGAAGCTCGTCAATATGTCGCACTTGAATTGGCGCGACAAATTGGCATTCCAGCCTGGTTCATTTCAGCTGATCCACAGTCAAACACATATTCAAATGCAATCAATCAACGCCGCGATTTAATTGACTTCTCACTTCGCCCGATGATGACTGTAATTGAACAGCGTTTATCACAAAATGATTTCTTGCCATCATCACAATATGCGCGCTATGACTTAGACGATTTCTTGCGCGGCAATCCACTTGAGCGTGCTCAGGTATATCAGATTCTCAATGGCATTCAAGATGCACAAGGCAATCCTGTGATGTCTATTGATGAAATTCGAGAAGAAGAGGACTTAATCGGATGAAGATTGAAATTCCAATGACTTTGATTGCGGCGGATAAAGAATCGCGCACAATCTCCGGTCGAATCGTCACATTCAATGAGCCAGCTAATACAAGCATCGGCCGCACAGTCTTTGCGGAAGGTTCTGTGCAACCAACACCGGTCAAATTGAATCTTGAACACGATCGCACACGACCAATTGGCAAAACTTTGGAGATGTCCGTCTCTCCAGATGGTAGCGGCATCGATGCAAAGTTCCAGATCGCCAATACACAGGCCGGCACAGATGCACTCGAAGAAGCCGCTTCCGGATTGCGTGACGGATTTAGCATCGGGCTGTCTATCAAAGATTCAAAGAGCGAAGATGGCGCAACAAAAATTCTCGCCGGTGAATTGGTCGAGGTTTCACTTGTGACCGAGCCAGCTGTGCGATCAGCGCGCGTGAGCGATGTCGCGGCAAGCGAAGAAGAAGCACCAAAAGAAGATTCCGAAGTTAAAGAAGCTTCGGATGCACCAACCGAAACCAAAGAAGAAGGAGCAGACCAAATGTCTGAAACCGTTTCAGCTCCTGCCGCAAGTGAAGCGGTAGAGGCATCAGTCCAAGCGGCCGCAAAAGCTGTCGCATACACCAAGCCACGAATTGAATTAACTCCAGAGAAGTATCTTGAGAACACACTTCGTGCATCACTCGGAAGCGAAGATGCTCGTCAGTATCTTTTAGCCGCCGATAATTCGACCGACAATGCAGGTCTAGTGCCTACACGCCAATTAACTCAGGTAATTAATGGCCTTGGCTCAACAGTTCGTTCAAACATTGATGCGATTTCTCGCGGCACACTTCCAGATGCTGGATTAAGCTTCGAAATTCCAAAGATCACACAGATGCCAACAGTCGCGGCAACAGCGGAAGAAGGCACACCATCTGAGACCGATCAAAATTCAGCTTTCGTGACCGTTTCTGTCGCGAAATATGCCGGCCAACAGACATTCTCGGTTGAATTGCTCGACCGCACATCGCCCGCATTCTTCACCGAGCTCATGTCTAACATGGCAAAAGCTTATGCAAAGGCAACCGATACAGCTGTGAATGCGGCTTTGATTGCAGGCGCGACAGCTGATGGCACAACTGTTTCAACATATCCAACAGCGGCGGAGCTTCTTGGCATTGTCGCTCGCGGTGCGGCATCTGTTTATGGTGCGACACAGGGCTTTGCTCGTAACATGATCGTGAATACTTCACAATGGTCAAACATCATGACTTTGAATGATTCTGGTCGCCCAATCTACAATGCTTCACAGCCACAAAATGCTGGCGGTGTAGTAACACCACAGTCACTTCGTGGCAATGTCGCTGGTCTTGATCTATATGTGACCGCTAACACCGCGGCTGGCACAGATACCGATGGTTCAATCATTATTGTGAATCCAGATGCTTACACATGGTATGAATCACCAACTTATCAGATGCGTGCAGATGTAATCGCTTCTGGTCAAGTAACAATCGCAATGTATGGATATGGCGCAATCGCGACCAAGATCGGTGCAGGCGCATTCAAGAACAACAAGGCTTAATCGCCTGTTAAAAATCATGACCAACTTCGCTCCTGAGGTTGGTCAGTAGTAGAAGGGAAGGGCTCATGCCATCGATTATCACCGCAAGCCAACTGCGCAATGTCCTTGGCGTGAGTTCTTCTCTTTATGACGACACTTATTTGGATCAAATTATTAACTCAGCTGAGAACATCATTCTCCCGATGCTAGTGGCAAACACTTCCGCTGTTAATGGCGTGAAATTAAACAATAATGTCGCCTACTTCTACACGACCATGGCTCATGGCTTTGTGCCTGGTCAATCCGTCATTGTGGCTGGTCTAGCTTCGCCATTTAATGGCACTCACACAGTAACCGACACAGCGACCGGCACAAATGTCTTCACCGCGGCGGTTACAAATGCCGACATCACTCTTCGCCCATTCATTCCAAATGGATCAGCTACTTTAAGCGGATATTCTGCGGCTGATATTTATGCAAATGTGCCAGCGGTTGAATCCGCGGTTTATGTCGTATCGACCGAAATCTTTCAAAGCCGACTTTCAATTGGCGGTCAATTAGAGGGTGTCGATTTCACACCAACACCATTCCGACTTGGCAGATCACTTCTAAGCAGAGTTCAAGCTTTATTAGCTCCATATTTAGATGTGCAGACATTGGCGCAATAAATGACCGCATCAAGTATTCAAACATCGATTAGAGATACGCTCAAAGTCGCATTCTCAGGACTTGCGGCTTCCACATATAACAGCGTGCCTGAATCTGTAATTGCTCCGGCAATTGTGATTGTGCCGAATAAACCTTATCTTGAGCCACTTCTTATTGGTTCAACTATTCGCACCAAAGTCAATCTTTCAATAACCGCAATCGTTTCGTATAACTCGAATCCGGCTTCACTTGATAATCTTGAGAAGCTGATCATTAGCATTCTGGGGGCTATGCCTTCAGGTTACATCGTAGGGGCTTGCGAAAGCCCTGAGGTGGTTCAAATAGGCGCGGCACAATATCTGTCCGCTTCTTTGAATGTATCGACAACCTACACACAAACAAACTAGGAGTATCGCGTGAGCACAACAATTATCACCGGTCGCGATTTGAGCTTCACCATTGCAACAACCAATTATGATGCTCAGGCGACTTCCGCAACACTTTCAAATGATCCAACAATCGAGACCTATCAGACATTAGATGGCAAGGCTTATAAGCACATCGATGATCAATGGACTTTCGAGGTTGAAATGCTCGCCGATTGGGGCGCGGCTGGATCACTTTGCGAAGCACTTTGGACAGCGGCAGACACAGCACCAAACACCACTTTAGCGGTATCGCTAACAGCGGTCACAGGCGCGGTCTTTGCATTCAATGTATATCCGGTCTTCCCATCAGTCGGTGGATCAGCTCCAGATGCTCAGACAGTATCTTTGAGCTTCATCGTAGATGGCAAGCCATCAGACACATTCAGCTAAAAACTAACTATCAGGAGCACAAATGAAAGTTCAAATAACAATTACATATCAAACCGGTGAGCAGGACAGCGCAACTGTCCTGCCACCGGAATGGGTTAAATGGGAGAAGAACACAGGCCGCAAATTAACCGAAATTAACGAACAAAATTTCTTGGGAATGAGCGACTTAACATTCTTGGCATATCACGCAATTAAGCGCGAGAAAGCACCAAATCCGATGAAGCCATATGAAGCATGGATTGAATCGGTGGTTGATGTAGATGCCGAGCGTAATGACCCAAAAGCCACGCGGTCGGAAGTCTTGGAAGGCTAATTGTCGAATTAGCTATTGCCACCGGCATTCCAATGTCGGAATGGTTACAAGCCGAAGACATCTTGACCGCGGTTGAGATATTAAAGGAGCGCAATGGCAAAGATCGAAGTGGCTTACGACAAAAGTGAGTTACGCGCGATTACTCGTTCATTCAAAGCAATGGATGATGAAGCCATCAAACAAGCGCAAGAAGTTTCGTTCAAATTAGCCGATCTACTTCGCGGCAAAATAGTCAGCGCGGCCGGTGGAAGATATAAATCAACCAAGGTGGCCGAGCGCGTAGCAGAAGGCGCAAAAGCATCGAAGTCATCAAAGATTGGCGAACTCAAAATAGGGTTCGCTTCACAGCGGTTTAGTGGCGGGGGAACTACTCAACAGCTGTGGGGCGGCATTGAATTTGGATCAAAGAGATGGAAGCAATTCCCAACTTGGAACAAACAAGGTTATTTCATATACCCAACGCTTAGGGCAAATCAGAAAGAGCTTGTGAGAGAATGGGAACAATCATTTGATGCAATTCTGAAGGAGTATGACTAATGGCAGGATCAAGAACACTTAAGCTGTCGATTCTTGCCGATGTCGATGATCTCCGAAAGAAGCTCACCGAAGCAGACAATGAAGTCCAAGGCTTTGGGGGCAAGTTAGGCAATTTTGCAAAGGTAGCAGGCGCGGCATTTGCCGCCGCTGGCGCGGCCGCGGCCGCATATGCCGGCAAGCTTCTTGTGGATGGTGTGAAAGCCGCAATCGAAGATGAAGCGGCTCAAGCTAAATTAGCGACCACTTTGGGCAATGTGACCGGTGCTACAAAAGCACAAATCGCGGCAACTGAGGATTACATCACCAAAACCGCGATCGCATTTGGTGTGACGGATGATGAATTAAGGCCATCGTTAGATCGCTTGGTGCGAAGCACAAAAAATGTCGAAGAAGCCCAGAAGCTTCAATCTTTGGCTTTGGATGTCGCCGCTGGCACAGGCAAGAATCTCACTTCGGTTTCGGAAGCATTGGCCAAGGCACACGATGGCAACTTTGGAGCTTTGAAGAAGCTTGGTGTGACCATTGATGAATCAATCATCAAATCAAAAGATTTCGATGCGGCTACAGCGGCACTTGCAAGCACATTTGGCAATCAAGCAACAATTCAAGCCGACACATTCCAAGGCAAAATGGCTCGACTTTCGATTGCATTCTCAGAAGCAAAAGAGACTGTTGGAAGCTTCGTATTAGATGCAATCACGCCATTGCTTTCAACATTTGTGGAACAAGGTATCCCAACAATCCAAGCGGTAGCGACCGAAATTGGAGAGAATCTCAAACCGGTATTTCAAGACATCTTTAAAGTAATTTCGCAAGATGTATTCCCAATCATTAAGGCTTGGGCTAATTTCTTACTAAACGAATTGATTCCGACCATTGGCAAATTCTTGATTCCAATCTTTCAAGGTCTTAAAAATGCTTTCGATACAATTAAGAATGCCATTAACGATAATTCAAAAGAGTTAGCTCCATTCATTAACCTTCTCAAAGGTTTATGGGATTTCGCTAAAACTTATCTAGTGCCATTCTTGGGTGGCGCATTTAAGACCGCGCTTGAAGTAATTGGTAAGGTGATTTCAGGCTTAATCTCAGGCTTCGCATCTTTAGTCAATTCCATAAATGAAGTAATCAATCGCGTTCAAGCTTTTATCAATTTGGTAATGAGTAATTCTGTCGTTCGAGGCATTGGTAATTTCGTGTCCGGCATATTCGGTGGCGGTAGAGCTTCGGGCGGTTCGGTCAATGCTGGCACAAGTTACCTAGTAGGCGAACAAGGAGCAGAATTATTCACACCGGCATCAAATGGCGTAATTACGCCGCTGGATCGTATTGGTGGCGGTGGGGTGGTCAATAACATCAACATCAATGTGACCGGTGCAATCGATCCAACCGCTGTGGCTCGCCAAATCAATGAAATTCTCAATCGTGAGGCAACGCTTTCAGGCACATTCACCAATCTGGGCGTATCAAGATTGGTCGCAATTTAATGACTTGGAATCCCGAAGGCGTAGTCACAATCGGGGGCGAGGATTTCACTTCTGAATCGCTTTGGAATGTCCTAATCAATTATGGCCGGACATCTATTTGGGAACAGGCACGCGCCGGATATGCGGTCATTCAATTATTAAATATCAATGATATTGACTTCCACATTCTGATGAATGATGTGGTAACAATTCAAATCAAGAATTCAGCTGGAACACTTAAAACCATCTTCACCGGCAAAGTTACTGATTTGACCAACACCATTCAGGCAAGTGGTTCGGTGGCAAATGTGCCAATCCAGCAAGTCACCGCGGTTGGAGTTTTTGCGGAGATGGCTCGCAAAGTTATTGGCAATTCGGCTTGGCCAAAAGAATATGACGATGATCGCATGACCAGAATTTATACAGATGCCGGTGTGACCATTGATGTGGTCGATACGCCTGGAGTGTATGAATTCGAACAGCGTGCGGCATCTCCAGATGATGCTTACACATTGGCCGCTAAATATGGCCAAATGGCTTTGGGATATATTTATGAGACCACAGATGGGAAGGTGGGATATGCCAATGAATCTCATCGTTTGCAATATGTGGCGACAAATGGCTATTATGATTTAGATTTAAGTTATATTCAAAGCTCAGGAATTCAAAGCAATAAGACGATTGCAGATATTCTCAATTCAATTGTCTTGGCATATAAAGCCAATGCGCAAAAGACCGCCACAGATGCCACATCCATTGCAACTTATGGCGAAATTGCCGCATCAATAACCACAGAACTCGAGAATGGCACAGAGGCGCAATATCAGGCGGATCGCTATGTGCAATTAAGGAGCAATCCACGCACTAATCTTTCAGCGTTCTCAATTCAATTGGATTCATCCCTTGTGACCGATGCCGATCGTGATTTATTGATTGAGACTTTCATGGGAATGCCAATCCGAATTGCAGGCTTACCAACCGCAATTAAAAACACGACATATTCCGGCTTCGTGGAAGGGTGGCGATTAGTCTTTAATCAATATCAAGCAAACATCACTTTGACCACCACCGATTCGGCCTACTCGTTACCACCGACACGATGGCAGGATGTCTCAGCTTCACTAATTTGGAGCGCGGTCGGTGCTACTGTTACTTGGGCGACATATGACGATTAAGGAGACGACATGGCTTTAAGTCCGCATTATGGCTGGGATGAGCCTAATGATTCAGATTATGTGAAGAATGGCGCGCTCGCCATGCGCACGCTTGGTGACGATATTGATGCCACAGTCTGGGCGATTGCAACTTTTAAACAACAAACAATTCATCCATTCTTACTTATGGGGGCTTAAATGGCTGTTACATATAAAATCCTTGGACAATCAGCACCATCGGCAACAACCGAGACCGATCTCTATACTGTGCCGGCAAGCACAGAAGCAATCATCTCGACAATCGCGGTGGCCAATCGATCATCAACTGATGCAACTTTCAGAATCTCATGCTCAGTCAATGGCGCGGCCACAGCTACAAAAGATTACATTGCTTACGATTTAACTTGCGCCGGCAATGGCGTTAATTATTTCACTTTAGGCGTATCTCTAGGCGATACCGACAAAATTCGCGTATATGCATCCAGCGCAAATCTTTCATTCACAGCATTTGGAAGTGAGATTGCCTAATGGGTTACACAAAGATTCCAGCTGCGACAAATAAAATAACAGAATTCACATCTAGCGGATCATGGGTCTGTCCTGCCGGTGTTTATGCTGTTAAAGCATTGTTAGTCGGCGGTGGCGGTGGCGGCGGCGGTGCGGTAACAACCGCATCAACAGAAGTCGGCGGCGGCGGTGGCGGCGGCGGTGGTGCTGTAATCCAAACCAATTTGATTACAGTTCCCGGCACAACTTACACAATCACAATTGGTGCGGGTGGATCGGGCGGAGTGGGTGCAAACATTGGCGCGGTCGGTGGCGACACTAAATTTGAGAATGGTGGCACATTACTTGCAATTGCTTATGGCGGCGGCGGCGGTGCTGGTTTAAGTTCCACAGGCGTGCTAATTGGTGCGACTTTAAGCAGAGCAACAACGGGCGGCCGCGCTATGTATAACGCAACTATTAGTGACCGCACCGCAGGCGGCGGCGGCGGTAATTTGAAAGATGGAGATTTCAATTTATCGACTTACGCATTGAATTGGCAAGGTTTCAAAGGTAATAACACAGCAACATCAGTAGCATCAAGCACAGGATTGCCGGGATTAAATGGTTATGGTCATGGCGGCAATGGTGGAGCTTATTCTTCAGCGGCCGGTGTGGTTGAGCCTGTGGCGGTTAATGGGGGTGCTGGCGGATGGCTTACCGCATCAGGTTCAGAGAATGGAACAAATGCCAATGCAAATAGCGGCGGTGGCGGCGGCGGTGGTGCTATTTCAGGAACAATCACATCAGTTAATGGCGGCAATGGCGGTTCAGGTTATATCAAATTGGAGTATTTTGGATGATATGGGCAATTCTTGAAGATAAAGTCGTCAGCAATATAATTGTGGCTGAGAAAGATTTCATCAAAGCTAATAAATTAAATGCGATATGTGTAGATGATTTGAATGTGCAAATTGGTGCTATTTATGATGGCAAGAATTTCACAAATCCACCAAGCGTGATTGTCGAGGATGAAATTGTCTAATTATCCACAAGGCACAGCGGCACGATCTATTGAGATTGCACTTGGCGAAATCGGCGTGGTTGAAGAGCCGGAGAACAAGGTCAAATATAACAATCAAAATGGCTTGCCTTGGTGCGGTTACTTTCAGGATTGGATTGCCAAGCAAAATGGGCTCAAAATGCCTTCTCAGATAGGCACAGAGCTTGGCGCACATAAGATGAAGGAGATTGGTCGATGGGTCTCAAATTCGCCACAGGCAGGCGATTGGGTCTATCTGGGCTGGTCTGGCAAAGGCAAAATCGAGCATATTGGCTTGGTATGCAAAGTAACCAAGGATCATGTGCTCACAATTGAAGGCAACACATCCGACAAAAATCAGTCGAATGGTGGAATGGTCATGATCAAGAAGCGTGCATTTGATGAACATATTATCGGCTTTGCACGACCAAAATATGTGCCATATAAAGGCGAGATGCCGGTCATTGGAGAACCAGCCACAATAGTTTCAGGAGCACCAAAACCAACCAAGAAGAAGGGGCTTCTCAAGAAATGACCAATCTCAAAAAAATAGCGGCCAGCTACGCGCGCGCATTTGCGGCCGCGGCTTTAGCTTTATATCTTGCAGGTGAGACAGACATCAAGAAGCTTGGTGCGGCTGGTCTTGCGGCTATTTTGCCGCCGCTACTTCGCTGGTTAAATCCAAAGGACACATCTTTCGGGGTGAAGGTTGATTAATGGCCGAAGTGATAACCGCGATCGCAATGGTCGCAAGTTCAACCATTGCCGGAATTGCGGCCTTATTTGCGGCGAAAGCTGAGAAGAATTCCAGACCGGTATCAAATGGCTTTGCAAGCGGCGTGCGAGAAGACTTAAAAGAGATTCGCACGATGCTCATAAAGCACATCGAGAATCACGACCGATAGACACGCCCAAAATTACGCTCAAGCCTTGCCAATGTCGGGCTTGGGCTTCACACTTCTTCTAGTGATCTAAGGCGAATGCCCTTAGCACTATCAGGAGCAATAATGTCTTACATAATTTGGATGCTGTTTTATATTGGTTTTGGCATCGTCTTCGGCTGGTCAATCGGTTATCGTGAAGGCCACAAAGATGGCTATCAACGCGGCAAAGCTGTAATGCGCCACATCTCGAATAGAGGTGAGTAATGGGATTCTTAGATAATTATTTGACTGTTAATCAGAAAGTTAAGCTTGCGCACGACAAATATCCAAATCACAGACTAATCACAGAGATTGTCGATATGGACTTGGCGGCTGGATGGGTCTTATTCAAAGCAAGCTTCTACAAAGACAGCGAATGCCAAGACCCGACATTCACAGACTTTGCATATGGCCATGTGAATTTTTATCCCAATAATATGAAGCGATGGTTTATCGAAGATACATCCACATCCGTATGTGGCCGCGTATTAGCCACAGCACTTGGGTTGGATGAGAAGCCTAATCGAGAGACCATGGAGCAAATTGAGCGCACCAAGTCCAAGGATATAAATGCCGATGATCAAGGTGTCTGGGGTATCAAAGCTTCAAACCAAGAATCAATGCCAACAGTTGCCACAGTTGTGGCAGAGCTTGAGCAATCTCTAGGCTCGGAAGTCGTAGCTGAATCACCGATTTGCGAGCATGGCCACATGATCTTCCGCACCGGCGAGAAGGCTGGTAGAGAATGGGGCGGATGGTTCTGCGTGGAGAAGACCAAATCGAAGCAATGTGCGGCGGTTTGGGCGGTTCGTAGCGCAACCACAGGCAATTGGAGAATCAACAATGGGTGACTTTGAGATGATTGATTTAAGCACAGGCATTGGCGTGCATATTGATCGCGATGGCAACAAAAGAGCGGCACAATACGATCGATGCGAATGGTGCAATAAATACTTTGAAATTGCTTTGATGCGCAAATGGACACTTCAAGATGATTGGGGCTACATATGCAAAGGCTGTGATGCTCGATGAAGATCACGCTTATGGATTCACAGATTGAAGAATGCATGGAGCATGGCTTCACAAGAGCGATGCGATACATGGATCAATTCATGGAGCGTTACGAGAGACGACCAGACAATCCAGGTGATTGGAAGAAGCTTCAAGGTAACTTCTTTCAATTCGTGGCCTTACAAGCTGAGGCGATTGCATCTGAGATGGTGGTTGGTCTGGCATTGGGGCTTGACTTTGGTGATTTAGGCGATCAGCGCAATAAAGAGAAGGCCGATGTCGGAAGCAATTTTGAAGTCAAATGGACAAGGTGGCCAGATGGCCATCTAATCATTGCGCCACAAGATCGTGATACAGATATTGCAATCCTTGTGACCGGTTCATGTCCTACATATGAAATTAAAGGCTGGATGCCTGTGAAGATGGCAAAGCAAGCCAAATATAAAGCATCGCATGATTCGAGCTTCTGGGTAAGCCAAATCAATCTGCGACCATTCGAGACTTTAAGGAGAAGCACACATGGATCAGATTTATCTCAAATGCCGCAAATGTAAGAAGAAGACTAAGCACGCCAAATTTGATGACGACATGAATCTTCCAGACGATAAAGCTTTAGTGCAATGCTATGAATGTGAAGTCATGGGAATTGAGACAATCGAGGTGACTAATGCCTGATTACGCATGGAAGTGTCGTTTCTGTGATGAGCGAATTACAGTCTGGAAGGCATTTGCAGATGAATGGATAATTCCAATCTGTCCTGAATGCAACACCGACATGATCCGCGATTACCGAATAAGTGGCGTGCATTTCAAAGGCAATGGCTGGGGTGGGAGCAAATGACTAATACAAATCATTCAATACCAAAAGGCCAAAGCGATGAACATTACACACCAAAAGCTTTATTCGATAAGCTCAACATTAAATTTGATTTAGATGTGGCATCGCCACATGAACAACCAAACAGCGGAGCACAATCGTGGTTCTGTAAGTGCTGCAATGATGGTCTCAAAGCTGATTGGTTCGGTAATGTGTGGATGAATCCACCTTATTCAAGTCCAACTGAATGGGTGGATAAATTCATTGCACATGGTCAAGGTATTGCGCTGTTACCTATTACAAGGGGCAAGTGGTGGGATCGCATATGGGTGGCAACTGATGCAATCGTTCCATTGCCTTACAATTACAAATTCGAAAGACCAGATGGATTAGCTTCAAAACCAATCGTGTTCAGAACTGCGCTATACGCAATGGGATCATTGAATGTAAGAGCTTTGGCCAATCTTGATGGGTTAATGCGATGAGATATGCACAGCCTGTGGATAACTCATTAGACACGCCCAAGAGCACGCTTAACTTATCCACATACTTGACCGCCATGCTACGCTTCACAAGCTCGTTCCGAGCCGCTTCAGCGGTTCGCTCGGGGCGAACTTTGAAGCTTTGGGGTGCGCTCTATGCCTTAGCGGCATCGGTAACAATAGGGGTGCAACCGGCTGAGGCTGTTACCAATTCAGATCACTTAAAGCTTTATCTTCATTCAAGAGTAATTGATTACAAACAATTTCAATGTGCTGTGGATGTAGCTCATCACGAATCAAGGTGGAGAGTAGAAGCCAAGAATGGTGATCACTATGGCTTATTCCAAATGCGTAATATCAAAGTCAAACACCAAGACGGATACACACAGATTGATTGGTGGTTGCGATATGTGAAGTCTCGGTATAACAATAAGCCATGCAATGCGCTCAAGCATTGGGAGAGGTTCGGCTGGCAATGAGCAACAGCGCATTACGCAAGACCGGAAGCACAAGTCAATGGCGAAGGATAAGAGCTTCAATCATTGCAAGAGATCATGTCTGCCAATTATGTGGGGCAGATGAGAATCTTCATGTGGATCACATCGTGCCACGCGCCCTAGGTGGCACAGACGAGCCCGATAATCTTCGGGTGCTATGCAAAAGGTGTAACTTGGCTCGAAATGGCGTTAAAAGGCCAATGGGGGGCTTTTTTGATACCGTTCCGACAC